GGCTAAGGCATTGGCGCAGGAAGTATTAAACCGAAGGTCAGCCGGTCAAATAGCTGATCGATTGGCGTCCGCAGTGATGCGCCGCCAGGAGTTATAGATGGATCAAGAAGCAACCGCATTGCCAGTTGCGGGTATTTCTACCCAAGAGGCAAGCGGACAACCTGAAGCTGTGCAACTTGCTGACACTGATAGCAGTGTCACGCCAGAAGTTCAAGAAGGTGATGCCGATAAGGCAAAACCTGAAAAGACTCCTGAAGAACGTGAGCGGCAGCGTATGCAGCGCGGCATTGATCGCCGCACTCGCCAGCTCGCAGACGAACGCGCAGCGCGTCAGGCACTTGAAAGGCAACTTGCTGACTTGACAAACAAGGATCAGCAGAGGAACAATTACACATCCTCGCAAGGAGATAGCGAACCTCTTACGCTAACCCGCGAACAGCTTGCCGAGATGGTGAAGGCAGAAGCCCAAAAGCTCGCCCCATCACTCAATGAGCAGAACGCGACGGTAGACAAGCGCAAGAGCGTTGTTCAGTCACTTGCAACAACTTGGGGCCAAGAGCGATTTGACGAACTTTCATCTGATTTGGATGATGCGTTCGGAGGTCTTACAGACAGTAGCGGTCGACCAAAACCGGCCATTGAAGCTGTCTTCGATGCGGATCGACCCGCAGACCTGATCGAGTATCTGGCAGACCCAGACCATAGCGACGAAGCCGAAGCGATTGCGCGAATGAATCCCGTTCAAGCTGGCAAAGCAATTGCCCGCCTTGAGGACAAGATTCAAGCGGCCAAAGCTAAAGGCAAGCCGCAACCATCAAAACAACCTCCACCGCTTGAAAGCGTCCGGGGTCAAGGTGGCGTGTCAAACGGCCCAGACCCTAGCAATACCAAAGCATGGATTGCTTGGCGCAACGAGCAAGAGCGCAAGGGCTTGTAAGCCCGAAATTCATCAACTTCTAACGCCGAGACGGCGCCGAAGGAAACAAAATGGCTAACGCACTCGTTACCTCTACCGTTATCACGAATGAGGTTCTTCGCATCGCTCACAACGCTTCTGCGTTCTTGGGCAACGTAAACACCGACTACAAAGAGGCATGGACTGGCGATGTCAAGCCTGGCTCTACAGTCAAGGCCCGCGCACCTGTCCAGTTCACCCACCGCGACGGTGAAACCGCAAGCGTTCAGGACATCACTGAGCGCTCAACCGATGTGACCCTACAACCTTTGCTGGGTTTGGATTTCGCGGTTGGCTCCACTGAATTGACCACATCGGTCGGCAGCAATGGCAGCGTCGACAAGGCATTCAAGGAGCGCTACCTCAAGCCTGCTGGCTTGAAGCTGGCCGCCCTGCTGGACTACCGCATCGGCACCCTGATGAAAAACGGTTTCCATCAGATGGTCGGCACACCCGGCACCCCTCCGGCCACCTTCGCGGACTTGCTCAACGCTGGTGTGCCGTTGGACCGCATGAGCGTTCCTCGCGATGGCATGCGCATGGCCGCCATTGAGCCGGGCGCCAATGCTTCTATCGTTGCTGGCCTGTCTGGCCTGTTCAACAACAAAGAAGTGCTGGGCGAGCAGTACAAGACCGGCATCATCAAAACTGGCGCTGGCTTGGATTTGGCAATGAGCCAAAACGTCCCAAGTCACACAGTTGGCCCGCTGGGTGGTACGCCATTGGTCAACGGTGCTAACCAGGGTTTGATCAACTCTGGCGCAACCGATAACCCATACGGCGCGACCACTTCGCTGGTGACTGACGGTTGGACGGCTGCTGCTGCGTTGCGCTTGAACCAAGGCGACACATTCACCATCGCTGGTGTGTTCTCGGTTAACCCCGAAACCAAGGCTAGCACTGGTGTTCTGCAATCGTTCTTGGTGACCGCCAACACATCGTCCGATGGCAGCGGCAACGCAACCATTGTGATCAGCCCAGCAATCATCGCTGGTGGCGCTTACCAGAACGTGACCGCACGCCCTGCTGATAACGCAGCCATCACCGTGACATCGGGCGCGGCCAACACCACCTACACCAACAACCTGATCTGGCATCGTGATGCATTCACGTTCGTTTCGCCCAAGCAGGAATTGCCAGGCGGTATGGACATGGCCTATCAGGCTTCGCTGGCTGATGAGGGCGGTGTGTCTCTGCGATTCGTTCGCGGCTTCGACATCACAAGCAACAAGTTTGTGAGCCGCTTCGACATCCTGTGGGGTGGCGCTGTGACCTTGCCTAACTTCGGATGCCGCAGGACGAACTGATGACGGGTAAACCAGCCATCCTCTCCTATGGCTGGGTTTGATGGGTGGGGTTCAGTAAGGCCCCACCCGTTTTTTGAGGATAGGTATGTATCCACTGAACATGCAGTTGCCAGCGCCCTTGATTGGGTTTGCAGTGGCAAATGATGAAGCCGAACACATCTCATTGACTGAGGCGGGCTATGGGCCTGGCTTTGTTGCTCAAGACGATGCTGGCTATACCGTCGAATCCGCCCGATCTGCACTGGATGCGGCTGGCATTGATTACGACAAGCGCTTGGGTTTGTCCAAGCTGATCGCATTGATCCCCAAGGAATAACGTGACTCGTGCGCTTGACATCATCATTGACGCATACGAGCGTTGCAACCGTCTGAGCCCTGGCGAAACCTTGAGCGCAGATGATGCTGCGTTCGGTTTTCGTCGCCTCGGCCTGTTGGTTGATGAGTTGAGTGCGCAATCTTTGTGTTTGTTCCGAGATGTGCTGACAAGCGCAACTCAGACGGGCAGCATCACGCTGGGGGCCGGTTCGTGGGCAGCCATTGCGCCAGGCTCGCAGATCATCAGTGCAGCGTGCGACAACCTGCCAGTGATGCAGATCACAATGCAGCAGTACAACGAGCAATACCGGCCATTCGTGACCGGCACGCCGTCTGTCTACGCTCCAGATGGGTTCTCAACCATCTTCCTGTGGCCCATTCCAACGGGCCAAACCATCACGCTTCAGACGCGCAGCACGGTCTCTGAGTTTGCAGACCAGACCACCGATTACACACTGCCAGATGGTTGGGCCAATGCGTTGGGGGCTGCGCTTGCTGTTCGCATTGCTCCGAACATCCTCGGTCAACTCCCGCAAAGCCTTGTGCGCGCAGAAGAAAAGGCTTTAGGCGCCGTTGATAAATACGAGCCCGCGATTATTGACGGGCCATCATTCCAATCGACTGGATCAGTCTACCCACGGAGGCTTTTCTAATGGCCGGTAGCCCCGTCGTTCAGTGCGTTGGCCCTTCGTATCACCTTGCTGATCGCAAGGCTGCGATTCAACGCGCTGTCAATTGCTACCCAAAGCGATTGGATGGCAACAACTGGATGATGTGCGCAACGCCTGGTGAAGTCCAGATTGCTGATCTTGGCGCAGAGATTCGCGGGTCGCACGTTGCAAATGGTCGGTGGTTCGTAGTCGCCGGGTCAAAGCTGTACGAGGTCACGTCAGCAGGCACAACAACCGAGCGCGGCACACTGACAAGCTCGTCAGGCTTTGTCGGTATGGACAACAACGCCACTCAAGTGGCAATCGTTGACGGCGCATCGCTTTACATCTTCAACACGCAGTCCAACACCTTCACCACCATTTCTTCGGCTGGATGGCGCGGGTCTGATGATGTGGTGGAGATTGATGGCTACTTCATCTTCGTAGACCCTGACAGCGATCAGTTTTACCTGTCTGCCATCGATGACGGCACAAGCCTGGACGCGCTGGACTTCAGCAGCGCTGACAGCAGCCCTGACAACATCGTGACGCATCGGGCAAGCCATCGGCAATTGTGGCTGTTTGGCGCGTTGAGCACCGAGATATGGGTGGACAGTGGCGATCTGTCCTTCCCGTTTGTCCGTTACGCCTCATACACCCTTGATGTCGGGTGTGTTGGCAAGCGTGCGGCAGTCAATGCGGCAGATACCCTGTTTTGGATCGGGCAGACTGATCGCGGTTCTGGGATTGTCTACATGGCGCAGGGTAACCAGCCAACCCGGATCAGCACAAGCGCTGTTGAGGAAGCATTGCGCGGATCAACTGACATCAGTGCGGCTGTGATGTGGTCCTATCAGATCGAGGGGGCCGAGTTCATTGGATTGTCTGCGCCTGGCGTTGAAACAACGTGGGTTTATGACGCGGCGAATCAGCAATGGCATGAGCGGGGAGAGTGGGATGCCGGGTGGCAACCTTTGCGGTCTGGACTCATCACAGCATACGCAGGTCAACACTTTGCAGGCGATTCGACCGGCAAGCTGGTCCGACTCGATGTTGATGCCAACACCCTGAACGGTCGTCATTTGGTCCGTGAGCGCACATGGCCGCACATGATCCAGCCAAGCGCCGAGCCTGTTACTTATGTCTGCCTTGAAATGCAGATGAAGACGGGATCAGGCGGTAACGTGACCCTCGAAATCAGCAACGATGGTGGGTTTACCTTTGGTCCTCCATTAGTTCGCTCTCTAGGGGCAATCGGTCGCTGGATGCAGCGCGTCCGATGGCTTGGCCTTGGTTCGGCAATCAATCGGGTTTTCCGCATTCGTTGCTCTGACGATGTGCCTTTTGCCATTCACTCGGCAACGGTGGACACACTATGAAGGCGCTGACACTACCCCAAGCACGTATCCCGCTTGGTTGGGCAAGAGTTGACGGAAAGCGTGTTCCGGTAGAGATCGACATCGAGTGGATGCGCTCGCTGACTGGATTCCTTGATCGTGTTGGCGGGACTTACGCCCCAACCAACAACGAACTAGACAACGGACTGCAATTCGACGTCCGAGAGTCTGAAGCGGCAGAGATCACAAAGCGGCTGAACGAT